AAAAATTAATAGGATGTAAAGCATTACCTTCTTCAACTCCTAGTATTCCTGTACCCACAGCCAAGTCCATAAAGGACTCATGTATTTCCTGACTAAAGTTTGAATTTTGCAGAACTTCAAAAACATATTCTGTTACTTCGTCAAGCTCGTTGTTGATACTTTCTTTTTCTTCTTTCGGGGTTTCCGATCCTGCTTGGAAGTCTGCCCACCTTGCGAAATTGGGGACGAGTCCTTGCTGGAGTCTGGAGGCGAACTCCTGAACACCCACGACACAAGTTTCATCAAATATTTTTTCATCTCTTCTTTCTCCTACTGTTTGGCTAAAGAACCCTCTGCGTTGAGGAAAAGCAACTTCATAACATTCTTCAAACAAATCTTTAAACTGATCTTTAATTCCTGTTGCTCTTTCATAACGATTTAATAAAGACTTTAAATTACTATCAGCAACATTAGGGTTTATCATATCCATTATCTATAACCCTTTCCACCTGTCATGCCAGTAAGAAGTGAAGCCCTACCTGTCATACCAGATCTTTTTCTTTGCATTACTCTTTTATTTAATTGTTCTCTTTTTCTTATTCTCATTTCAGCTTTTGCTTTTCCAGCCTGTTCTTCAACTTCTGAAAAAACATCTTGCTGTACTTTAGAAATTGCTTTTGATCCTCCACCTAATGCTTCAATCTTTTGATCTAAAGTCATACCAGACATAGCAGCAGTTTCTGTATCTTTAACTACACCAAGATCCCCTTCCATTGCATCTTCAATTCTTGCATCTCTTGCCGCTTCTGCTGTAGCTTGTCTAAACTTTGCATCATCTATTTGCAGTTTTAAAAGAGCTATTTGATCTTGTAATCTTTTTTGCTCAGGTGTTGATGATTTATTTTTTCTTCTTTTACACATTGCTACATCCTTGACCAAAAAGATTTACGCTCTGGGTTTGACCTTCTTTTAAAAACATCAAATCCAGTACGAGCTTGAAAAGGCATAGCCATTTTTTGATTATTCATAAGACTCCTACCTTCACCTGCACCAATAAGAAGATACTGCAAAGCATCATGTATGTGTGAATACATATTCTTTTCTGGTTTATCGTCATATCTTTCTCCAGATGCTTGTATTCTTTTATAAGCATAGCCACCTTCAAAACCCTTTATCAGACTTGGACACCTTCGGTCAACTAAAAAAGCTGGCTTGCCGTCAGACATTTTATTAAGCTGAGAAGTAACAGACTCTAATCTTAGATCAACACTGTTACTTGGTGCTGGCATTGCTTTCAGTCCTGCACCTCTTAATATTTGAAATGGTGTGCTTTCATCTGTTTGTGCCCTAAAGTCACCAGCAGGATCACCATAAATATAAACATCCAAGTTACCAAAGCGAGTTGCAATCTCTTGTCGTAGTAATTCTGAAAACCGAACTATACCCATATCAATAGCAACAATCTCTGATTGTATTAACCATCTTCCTCTAACCTTTTGACCAAATACAGCGGCAGGTGTTAATCCAAAGTCAACACCAATGTACAATGGAATACCTACAGCAATAGGTATTTCTTCTGTAGCCACATGAGTTTCAGTTACAAAATGTGGGTAAACAGGTTTACCTTCTTGTATAGTTCCAAGCCTATTCATTACATAAACATCTATCCAGCTTTTAGTTTTACCCCTTATTAAATTAGGATAGTAAGTTACAAGCATATTCTTTTTGTTCTCTGCCTTTTTACTTTCAACATATTTATCTACTGCACCTTCATCAGTTAGCTTTTCTTCCATTGCTGGGGGCTGAGAATAAAAGCTCCAGTTGTCAGGCTTCACTAACATCCTTGCTTGGTCTACAGGAATATGATCTGGTATAGGAACTTCACCAGACATAATAGGCCACCAGTGATCTTCCTCTGGTGCATTTGTATCACAGATAAGACCAGACCAAGTAGGCCCACCTTCTCTCATAGAAGGGAATCTTCCAACACGCATAGTACACGCATCAATAATACTCTTAGGTATTTCCCTTGCTTCATTAACCCATATGCCTGTTAGCTCTAAAGACAAAAGTTTCTTTACATCCTCTGGCCTATCAAGGGCTAAGAAGAGAACCTCAATATCTAAATCCCCTTTTTTTATGTGATGCGTAAATGGCACAGACCACATGAACTTTCCCCAATCTTCTTCGGGAAACCAATCAAGCCAAGTTTTAATAGTAGTTGTTCTTAACTGAGGATTAGTATTACGGATAATAGCCCATCTGCTTTTGCGTATTCCTTCTTTATTAGGAGCTTGCTCTAATGCTCTTCTAAATATTTCTACACAACATCCAACAGACTTACCACTACCAACTGGCCCTCTTATGCCACGAAAGAATGTATTGTCTTTCATAAAGTCTTTAAGTACCTGACCATCAGGCTTGTACTTAAATTCTATCAACCTTATAGTCCTTACCTATTTTCTCTAGCCTCTCTAAAGTAGAAGGGGCTAGAGAAGAGATTAACTTATCGGCTTCATAGTCAGTAATAAAATCTTTTGGAAAGTGTTTCATGTGAACATTCTTTACAACAATTCTTAATATATTTCTATCTTCTTTAGATAACTTATGAAGCCAAGCCATTACTTTTTACTTGCCATAATCTTTTTTTGCAAAGAAGCAGGTAACTTCTTCTGACTTGCTGTTAGTTTCTTAGCACCATTTTTTGCTGGTGGTCTTCCTTTTTTACTTCCGTAAGTTCCTTTTCCCATAGGCATAGTAATCTCCTTTATGTAAATGATCTATGTTTTGCAGTCTTCTTCGCTATAGAAGCAGGTTGTTTAGATACCTGCTTACCTTTTTTCATTGCCGCCCTTTTCTTCCTTGTTGTTCTGCGATACTCCTCATCACTTAAAGCCTTAATAGCTTTCTCTGGTAAATACCTTTCCCCAGTTTTTAAAGATGGCTTGCCAGACTTGGTTCTCCATTTCTGGTCAGTCCACGCCTTTAAACTTCTTTGCGACTTCTTCATGCTTTCTTAGTAGTGTAACCACCACCAGCCTTCTTATAACGTAATGCCAATAACTGAGCTTTTCTTGCAGACCATTGACCTGCTCGTCCACCCTTAGTACCTCTCTTAATAGCTTGAAACATTCTCTTCCTCATTTCAGGATTTGTGTAATTTCCTGCTTCATTTACTGCCATTCCTTATACCCTCCACAAGTTCCACACCTTCCACACTCTAAGCCTTCTTTGATTTGTTTCTCTTACTAATAGCTCTTGCTTTCCTCTTTGCATCTGCCTTACTACTTGCACCCCAAGCTTGAAGGCTGAGAAGGAGTCTGGTTGGTTCTCCCTTTGCATTTCTCTCTGGCCCAGAATTACCAGCCATGCGAGCTAAGAAGGAAGCACGACGTGGACTATCACCACGCTTAACTGGAGGTTTTAAATTAGAACCAGTTGTTCTATTTAAAAACTTTCTACCTTCTGGATTTAAACCACCTTTAGGATTTTGATGTTTTTTTAAAACCATTTTGGTTACACCCCACTACACGTTGTAGTTACAATCTACTACACAAGATCATGTTTTTACCTTTACAGTAAAAAAATATTTTTGAAAAGCTTTTTTTAAAAATAATGTGAGGAATGGACTACCTAGTATTTGTAACAGCACAACTTTTGGAGGCCACCCACTCTAGTACATACAAAACAATTAGTTTTTCCCTGAGATCAATCACATCAACCTAGATCTATAGAAACCTTGATATCACCCTTGTGTAAATGTAGATGCTTATCTGGTGCCTTAAATCCTGCACGATCAAGTATGTCCTTACTTGCTTCTAACTGTACATACTCACTCTTAGCACCTTTAGCTAGTTTGAGTAACTTACTGGAAGCTAACGTAGCATTAACACCAATACTATTAGCCACTGCCTGCATCATATACTCTTGCACATGAGGCACCTTCAAAGCCTTACTGGCAGTCACTCTACCTGCATCACCTCTTGCATATCCTGCTACTTGTGACGCTTCAGTTATAGAACATCCTGTTGCTACAAGTGTATCAACCAACCTTCTTTGCTTTTCAGTTAGAACAGCTATCTTATTCATATATGAAACCCCCCTTGTGTTCCCCCCTTTTAGCAACTCCTCAAAACCCATGTCAAGACGTAACTTCATCACAGTAGTTACAGAATTGCACCAGTAGACTTGTACATTATCTACAATCTCTGCGAGATTGGTACAAGTCTACATTATAAGCTTGTAGACACAAGCCCAAGTATTATAGGTCAATGACCTATTCGCAAGAGCGACCATACTTAGAACGCTCACAGGACAAGCTAAAAGGAGTTCGCAGGGATGACGTTGAGCGTTATTAATTATCCCCCCTGCCCCACACCTTCTCTCTCGTTGCTGTAATTGACTTGCGTTCAATTACATCAATAGTTTACTAAATGCGACACGCATGATTGCGTGTGCGTAAACATTCAATGGAAGAGAGAGAAGGTGCAGGTCACTTTAAACACCAGACCATACCTGCCTATGAACCACCACACTTATGTTTGCAGGTGCTTACGCACCTGCGTATTCTTTTGTGGTTATGAAAGAACAACCGATCATAAAGTACCTTGAGGCTTCACAACCAGCCTTGCTGGTTGTGTGTAGAAGCTCGCAAAGAGTGCGAGCTACGATATATAAAGCCTCTGCGACAAAGAACTTTATGATAGCTTCTTCTTTCATTTCAAGACCAGTTATGCTCTTCTGAAAGGGTAGTCAAAGAAGATTACATTATAATAAAACAATTAATATGGAGAACACAATGACTAAGAAAACTACATTACCAAAAAATAATATAGAAAACTTTGCAACGCCAATCACATACAAAGACCAAGATAAAATCTGGAAATCATTTGAAGCATTAAAAGACTTCAAAGCAAGTGTACTTGGTAAAACTCAAAACACTGTAACACAGCTAATAAATACACAACTAACACCTTATGATAGAAGAAAGATGTGTTCAGATATGCTATTCAATCTTGTAAAGAACTTCTACTCTCAAGATAACGACCCATCAATGATATTCTACAACAAGAAATACAAAGGTAACGTACAATATCATGCCGAAATGAAACGTTCATACGAAAATGCCGAAGGGCCTTACATGGAACTACAAGCAGAAGTAGATGAGGATAGAACAGAAACAAGAGAAGATGTGGATGACTTTGGCAAACCAATACTTGTAACAGACCAACAGCATCCAAAACTAGGTGACCTAGTAATTGCTCAAACTAAGTACATGAAAAGATCACAAGCATATAATGATGCCGACTACTCACTAAAGAATAACTTCACAATAATGAACACACTAATGGCATTATATACAGTAAACTCTGTAGCATATAATGAGGAAAACAAACACAATATACTACCAACAGAATATGTACATCCTTTAGTTACACTAGAAGAACAGCGTATAAAAAATTATCAAGGGAAAACAGAAGCTGACAAATATGCTAACAAAACAAAAGAAGAAATGGATGCCATCATAGCAAAAGGAATCAACAACAGATTCACACAGGCATGCAGTACAGCATCCTAATACAAACAAAGGACAGGCTTCACGGCCTGTCCACATAACCCAATCAAGGAGATAACAATGGATATATTATACAATAAAATAATGTCACAAGTAAAATTCAACAGAGAACCATATCACATAACACACAATCCAGAATGGGATGAAAAAGTATCTGAACCACTCGTAATGCATAGCAATAATGGATATTATGTAGGTGCAATATCAAGATACCACGAGGAAGGCTGGGGTTATCTATATCAACCATACGACAGGTATACAATCTATTATGACACACCAGCCACACCACAACGAATAGTAATGATGATAAACGATCCAAACCCAAACCACGCAATGCCTATTGAATCTTTATCTTCAATGATAATATGACAAAGCAAATGGAGGAAACCAATCAAGATAAATAAATTATTAGGAAACAACACAGGAATCGCTCCGCTCACCCTGTGTTGTTTCCTTCTTACTTGTTCGTTCCACCCACCCACCCACACTCCAAGTAAGAAAGAAATGAGTTCACTACGTTCACACTATAGATACTGGGAAGAAACAACCTCATTAAACTATAGTAAAACAACACCCTGTAACAAACAAAAGAAAAAGGAAAACAAAACGTAGTGACAAAGCAGAGCATGATAGCGACGCAAACCAAACCCAGATAGGAGGCAATCATGGGAGAATTTTTTCATACAGTATATTTTAATTTAGGATTTTTATCTGCATTAAATTGGCTATTAATCCTCTTGATTTTTTTTGAGTTACTAGTAAAATGTTTTAACGCAACCATTCATAGCAAAGGAGAACACTATGAACATTCAGACTTCTATTAATAAATTAACCAATGGTTTTGTAGAACCATATACAGCAGAAGATCAGCTTAAAGATATACTTAAAGCTGAGATAATAAAGGTGCCTGCATTGCATCCTTATACAAATGAACCTATACCTGAGAGTCAGGTTTATATTGAAAGAAATACCAATGAAGTTGTATGCACAACATCACAAAGTCATACCATTGGTGATACAAATCATGGACAAATGATCCCTCAGTTTTTTGATAACTGTTATAAAATTGATGCAGGTTTTAAAGTAAAAGTTGAACATGCATCTTTAGCTAAAGTATCTTTGTCTGCTTACTTTCCTAAATATGAATATGAATTATATGATTCACCAGCAGTTGATGACACTATTGGTTTGTTTGGAAGACATACAAATTCAATTGATATGACATGGTCTTTATCAACAATGCTAATGACTAAAAGAATCTTATGTTTAAATGGTATGCTTGGAGATTTAAAAGTAGCAATATCAGTACAAAAACATAAAGGTTTAATTAGTGCTGAACGCAGTGTTACTCCAATCCAAAAAGGTTCTGAAGTATACCTACAAAACAGAGATCTTTATAATAACATGGCATCAGAATCAGTAACACGCCAAGTTGTTGAAGAATTTTTTGATAAGTATCTTTGTAAAAACAAACACACTTATACAAATAAATACAAAGATGATACTAACAAAGCTAAGTTAGAAAACTTAATGCGTATTTACTCTGACAATACTGCTAATTTAGGCAACACAAAATGGGCATTGTACAATGCTCTTACTTTCTGGGCCTCACATCCAGATAAAACAAATGATACACGGCAGTCAACTTTAAATAGTACAGCTAAACTAATTGATCAGCGTACAAAAAGGGAAGGAGAAATAAGATCTGTACTAAATAAAACCAACAACTTAGAACTTGTAGGTTATGATTCAAATAAAAACGGATCAATAATATTCAGTCAAGAAAGACTATAAAAAAAAGGAAGAAAAATGAGTAGATTTAATAACCCATGTTTTAGTTGTTCGGATGCTGAGGGATCTTTTCAACAAGGATATAACGATGAGCTTTCCATTAATGGGAATGTTCTATGTGGATTTTGTGTAGCTAATATAATAAAGGAAGCAAATCCTGTTAGACGAGATGCAGATATACGAAACACTATGGGTTTTGGTCAAACACATTTATTAAAAAATTAAATCATAGTGCCACATACCCCCCTATTGTGGCACTAAAATAAAATGCATAGAAAGGAGAACACTATGCCAATACCATTCAGTAAAGATATTATAGATCAATTGTTTGTACCTACAGTTCGTTTAAACATGACTGTATTTATTAATGCTTGTTCAGAACTAAGCAGTCCAACTGAAATCAAAGGATTTATTTTTTCTTTTGATGAAGATTGTTTCCCTAAAGAATATTCAAGGGAAAAAATAGTTGCACTGGCTTCAGATAAATGGGAGCTTATACATTCCAAAAATATAGAAGAGGTAGAATATCAATACCAAATTGATAGGTTTGTAAAAGGAGAAACACACCCATGAATATTGAGCATTACTTTAAAACTTATTATGCAAATGAAACTCAAAACATAATCAATAGACTTCCAAAGCATATGATTATTAATTTATCATTAAGATTTAAAGAATGGTGGACTGATCAAGAAAGAAAACTTTATACCAAAGGTAAAAGAAAATTTCCTTTACCTTGCGATAGAACTTATACAGTAGATCAAATACCATATGATCGATCAGACCCTACAACTTTAAGATACCCTAGACTAAATAGACTTCTTAAAGAATATAAATACTTAACATCAATTGAAATCGCAGAGCTATTAAAAGAAGATCCAATGCAGGTACGCTCTTATTTATTTCATGCAGTAAGAAGAGGAGAAATTATTAGCGAAGAATTAAGAAAATCTAAAACTGTAAAAGGTCAAAGAACAGATGTAAAAATATATTACATTCCACAAAATAAATTTTATGGGAGAAGCTTATGAGATTTAGATTGTTAAATATATTATTAGAATATCGTAGATCTATTAGAAAAATTAATATTAAAAATTATAGCCAAGAAGAATACTGGGATATAGTTGATAATATTTATATAGATTTATTAAAAGATTTAAAACGTGAAGCTCAAGAAAAGTATGATGCAACAATGGCAGGCATGGCTAATCTTGAAGAGAGTAAATTATTAAGTATAATCAATAGATTAGACGGAATGATAACAGCATTCTATACAATAGAATATAAAAAACAAGGAGAGAAATAATGGACTTAAATAAAGAACCAGACTTTGATGGAGCAGACTATCAGCCAGATAGAGATAAGCAAAGACTTACTACTGGTCAACATAAAGTAAGAATGTATATGGAAAACACAGGATGGAAAACCATAATGCAAATCTCAGAAGCTTTAGATATGTATCCACCTAGTGTTTCAGCTTGCCTTAGAAATCTTAGAAAAGAAAGATTCGGTGGTAGAACTGTAGATCGTAGGTATGTAAAGAATGGTATCTACGAATATTATTTAGTGCCAGAAGAAAAAGATGATTAAAGAATGCTATGCGTGTGGATCACGCACATCTTTTTGGATTGAAATGCAGGTGGATATGATGCCACCTGTATATCAAACCATCTGTCTGGATTGCTGGGAGAAAGATACATGGCAAATAAAAATCGCAACAAGGGAATCTACCACGAAAAATGGTTTGAAACTTGGCTCAAAAAAATAGGAATAAAAGTAAAGCGACAACCCATGTCAGGTGCATTAGGAGGAGAATATATAGGTGATCTTTTAATAGATCACAACGATCAAAAATTTATTTGTGAAGTAAAGTATAGGGATAAGTCTACATTCCCTAGCCCTTTTTCTTTGTTTAAAAACAAAGACATAGTATTATTTAAACGTAGACATAAAGTAGAAAATGAATCACAGGTTCTTGTAATTTTTACACAGGAATCTTTTGAAAAATTTATGGAGAACACACATGGCAAAACGTAAAGAAATGCCACGCTTTCCTGTACCCGATAACTACCAACCAAAGCAGGAAACAATTCAAAAATTAACAGAAAAATATGGAGAGATGGATCACCAAGATGAAACAGATAAATTCATTAATTACCACCAAGCCAACGGCTCACTCCTTGCCATTGTTGACGCAGCCTACCGAACTTGGATTCAAAACAAAGTTAGATGGGAAGCAAATCAGCAAGGCAAGAAACTACTTAATCAAAAGAACCGATCCTTACCAAACGGAAAAAGATCTTCTTACTTCCATGAGATCGCTGACCGAATACGACATTGAAGTTAAACCAAAGCTTGGTACAATCGGAAGTATAGCTAAAGTTAATTTATCTTTTGAAAATGAAGATAAATTAAATCAGGCATACACTAAAGTTTTTATGTGTATGGTAGGGTTGCCTATCCAAGACCTAAAGCAACGCCTGCTGATGCTTTCTACGCTCATACAGAGGCAATTTGGAGATACCCCTGAAGACTTAGAGGTAAGAATTAATAGTACAGCTGAACAACTAAACAAATATCCTGCTGATATTGTGTTGAAAGCTATTGATGAGGTCAAGAATACAGAAAGATATTTTCCATCTTATTCTGTATTCTACAAACATATTAAATGGAGATATGAATCACGTAAACAAATCCTAGTAGCATTGGATAAAGAAGCAGAAAGACTTTCAAATGATTGAACAACAAATAAGAAAGGGAGATCTTATTGTGTATCCAAAAGAAAAAAAACTTTGTGTATGGCACAGAAGCACTGGCTATTACACAAGACCTATGAGCAAAGATGATATGATTAATCTTGCTTTTAGATTACTTGAGGAGGCAAAGAAATGTTAGAAGCTTTGCTTTGCCTTAGTTTAAATATTTATTTTGAAGCAAGGTCTGAACCAATACAAGGTCAGATTGCTGTAGCTGAAGTTACTCTTAACAGAGTTGCTTCAAATAAATTTCCAGATACTATCTGCGAAGTTGTACTCCAGGAAAATAAAACTGGATGTCAATTCTCTTGGTGGTGTGATGGAAAGAGTGATCAACCTAAAGAATCAAACTCTTTCCAAACAGCTAAAGCTTTAGCAAAATTAATGATTGAAGAAGGAGAATATATATCGGTAGTTGGAAAGGAGGCAACGCACTACCACACAGAAGACATCAATCCATATTGGAAAGATGATTACTCAACTATTACACAGGTAGGGAAACATATTTTTTATAAAAATATTGAAATTAAACCTTTACCCCGACCACAAATTCCACTATTCTATGGAGAAGGAGAACACTATGAATAGATTAGGCTTTATAGGTGGCAGTGATGCCACAAGAATCATGACAGGTAATTGGTACGATCTTTGGGCTGAGAAAACAGGCCGTAAAGAACCAGAAGATTTGTCTAACAATCTAGCAGTACAGATAGGTACACATACAGAATCATTTCACATTGAATGGTTTTGTAAACAAACTCATGCTGAACAGTATTCACTACAAAATATATATTATGCTACTGAAAATGGTGTTCCATATAAAGGTACAGTTGATGCTGAAATAGAAATTGATGGATTGGAAAATGCTTTACTTGAATGCAAACACACCAATGCTTTTACCAATATGAAAGAACAGCTTGTTCGTTATATGCCACAGCTACAATTCTATATGCACATATCTAACTTAAAAGAATGTTACTTATCTTGTATCTTTGGTAACAGCCAATGGGATTACAGAAAAGTATCTTATGATGAAGAGTATGTACACCACATGAACGCAACAATCAGAGCGTTCTGGAATTGTGTAGAAGATGATACTGCACCTACAGATCAGGCCGTGATTGATACGACTCATATGACAGACAAAATATTAATAGACGATATGGTACGCAGAGATGCCAATGCCGACAACCATTTCATTAGTATTGCACATGACTTTATCAATACTATGGAAGATGCTAAGTCACATCAAGCATATGGAAAGATGCTTAAAGACTTGGTAGCAACAAACGAGAGCGAAGTTTACTCAGATATACTTACTATCAAAAGAGATAAGCGAGGCTCTTTAAGAATCACACCATTAAAAAAGGAGAACTAAGATGGCAACTAAAGCAGAAAAACAATCAGCACTTGACTGTTATGTCAAAGCACAAACAGAAATGGGTAAAGCATTAAAGAATGCAACTAACCCACATTACAGAAGTCAATATGCAGACTTAGGTAATGTACTTGAAGCTTGTTTAAAACCATTTAATGACAATGGGTTTATACTTACACAACCATCTGGTCGTGATGAAGGTGGTGAGTATGTAGATACAATACTTACCCATGTAACAGGTGAATCATTTTCATCAAGAGTACATCTATGCATAGAGAAACAAACCATGCAAGGTTTAGGTTCAGCTATTACTTACGCTCGTAGGTATGGTGCATTGCAAATGGCTGGCATAGCACCAGAAGATGATGATGGTAATGAAGCATCAAAGACACCACGCAAAAATTTACCAATACCAAATAGAGAACAAACTCAATCAAAAGAAGGAGATTTTTAATGAGTGATTACGACAATAAAAACAAGGGTGCGGCTTTCGCACCCTTCTCAGATCAAAAATTTATTTTATCAGGAAACCTAGATGTACAAGGTATAGAAAAAAGATGTGTTTATATTGCAGGCCAAACAAAAAATAATAAAAAAATTATTAAAATATATCAAGAGATTGGTGTTATGTTTGACAATCAAAGTGACAATGAAAAAGCACCAAACTATACAGGTACATTGCAAGATCATTTAGGAGAAGAAATGAAAGTTGCCGCTTGGAAACGTGTTCAAGAAAATACTGGTAATAATTATTTAAATATTTCTCTCTCAGAAAAATTAGAATCTGGACAAAATAATTCTGATCCATTACAGTCTAATAATAAATCAGACCCCTTGGGGGATGGGGATGATATTCCGTTTTAGAGGCTGAGAGTGTTCTCCAAAACTAATCTCAATCTGCCTCACTGAGCAAGAGTTGTACTAGCCAACTCTTGCTCTTTTTTATAAAAAAAAGCCTCCGACGGAGCTACCCAAAAAGCTCAAGTCGGAGGCAGTTAGTAGAGATAGGGAGGATATCTCTAGCTTACCATCTTCATTCTTTGAACAAGACGATCTGCTCTATTAGTTACAGTCTTATACCATTTGCTGTCAATCATTTGTCTTGATGCTTCTTCCCAATTTCTTTCTTCAATAGCTTTATTCATTTTTTTAAAAGCTTTCATTTTTGGCAAGCCCATATTAAACATCATGTTCCCTATGATTTGTTTACACTCTTCAGGTAAAGAATTAAAATCATTATGCAATCTTTTACAGTCATCAATTACAGACTGAACATCTTTATCAAAAACTTCCTGCACTCTTTTCTCAGATACAGGTGTACCAACTTCCATATCATTTTCAGGATCACCTGCAATTGTAAGATGCCCAATTCCAAAAGTTTTTTTACCAAGGTGATCTAGGTACACTTCATACTTAACACCTTCATCAATTTCTAATTGTTTTCTAAGTTTATCTACATTCACTTTGTTACTCCCTTAGTTTTTTCAAATGTACGTAAGCCCCCCAACCCAAGCATACCCATAAGAACAGTCATTAAACTTGTCATGTCAAACTCAGGTATTGGTGGTATAGATATACCGAACAAAGCTACACTAAACAAGATACAAGGAGTTAAAATAAAATGATAAAGCAAAGCAATTCCACAAACCCATCCAACAAATGGACGCCAGCCACCTTTAAATAAAGAACCAGATTGTGCCTCAGCCTTATTCACCTGCACTTGTGCCAACGCTAATTGCTGTGCATGATTGTCAGCCATTGTTGCTAACTCATGTGCAAGCTTTGCCTTCTGATCTTTGTCTTCTACAAACTTATCAAGCAGACCAGTAACAGGCCCTATTAAATTATTTATAATACTCATTCTTTTTTTCCACTCCCTAAGAAAACTGCGAACGCACCTGTCAATGCACCTGTCATTACACTTGGCAATGCCGCTTGCTCTAAGCTTGGATCAGGCAAAGAAATAAACCATTCAATAACTCTGAATGTCATTACTATTAATGACAACATTATAAGTCTTGGTATTATTCTCCACTTATCTAATCGTTCTGGATTCATTTTATTAATAGCCAAATTGGTTGTGTTATATTTACATCTACATATGTTAATAAAAAAAATAAAATTGTTAAAACAATTAATAAACTATTTATATTTAATGGCAAATTGTAGCATAAGATAAGCTCCAACCCCAGTAATAAGTACAGCTAAAAATATACCTGCAAAATTTAATAGCTGATTCTTTTTTTGTAAAGCTTTATATCTTCCTTCACGTTCTTCTTTCATTACAGATTGTCTAATAGCTTGAAGCTCATTCCAACCCTTGAACCCCCTACATTCAATAATCAGTTTTCGCAATTCTTGCTCCATATCTCTAGCCCGAACTGCATTAATATAGGTAGTCAATGCTTTTTCTTCAGCACTTCCTTTACCTCTTGCTGCTGCTTCATGGGTATTTTTAGCATCATCAATAGCAGACCACATCTTACCCAAGTCTTTGCCAAGAGCATGGATATCTTTCCCTGCTTTTACAGCTGTCTTAATTGCTGTAAAACTGCCAATTGCTATTGTTATAGGATCCATTTAGTCAGCATCAGCTATAGTTAATGTGCCTGCATCTACTTGTTTTTTAATTTCAGCGTAATGTCTGTTATCTAAATCTGTAGGCACTTGCATACGAGTACCATCAATCTCACATTTAATAGTAGCGTTAGCAGTTGTAGTATATTGAGCATTTGTAATTGTCATTTTATTCATATTTATAACTCCGCATCAAATTCTATTTTAGCTGAAGCATTTGTACCACGGACAATTCCTGCCTGACCTGCTGTTCCTGATACTTCACTATTGTTGAGGGCACTATAAGATTCCGTACTACCATTCTCAAAAGCCACAGAGTTAAAAGCATCACTACCACCATTTGCATAAATAGTATAATAGCCAGTTCCTGTTGAGTCAGTACCAGTGGGTGTGGCTCTCATTGTGGTAGGATAACGAAACATAAAACTTGCGTGCGAGCTTGAGTAGTACCAAGCGACACCAATTTCTTTGTTATTCCCTTCAAGAAACTTAAAATAATATCGTTGGCAATCAATTAAATCCTGTGCATAACTTTTATGCTCAAAAGGTGTAGAGTAGCTTCCTATTTCTATTTGAAAACCAGTCATATACCAATTAGCGTTTGCAGTGGTTAAAATACCAGTAGTTGCTCCAGTTGCAGAGTTTCTATCAGCTGCTTCCCACGCTCCTGCACTACCAGAATAAGTACTTCCTACACCTAATCCGAAAGCAACCTGTAAACTTCTAGCATTAGTTGTAGCCCATGTTCCTGTAGTATCACCTGGTATAGTTATAGATTTTCTTTCCCAAGTGTCGGCACTTGAAATTGTATATGTAAAAGGATAAGCTCTATTATCAGATCCATTGCCTACAGCACCACCATGAGTTCCAGTAATACTACTTCTTACATAAAAAGATATAGTAATTGTTTTTGCATTTCCACTTCCAAACTCTAATTTAGCCGCATCCAATCCTTCCATTCTATATATCATAGCAACTCTGTCTCCTGATGCAACAGAAGCATCAGCTACAGTTGTTACAAATTTTAAAGAATGTGAAAAACCTACAGGAGCAACAGTGCTTTGTTCAATTGTGTTAGTTCCTGCATGAGCTTTATAAAAAGCCATTCTATCAAGAGTATAAGTAACAGCACCATTAGCTGCTGTTATTGTACCTCCTCTTTGATGTACCTGCATTCCACCATTTCTAACAAGGTTTTTATGTCCTGTTGAAGCACCATTGTCTGCGAGTTGTCGTGCTTTGCTCATTTACTTCTCCTTAACTTGGTTTAGCATTGTCATCTTTTACTTTTTTAATTGTAGAAAACCAAGTTCCTGTTTTATCACCTTTACCTGCTACCATGTCGTGATACAAAAGGTCTAATTGTTCTGCAATTTCTGGATAAGCTGATGCTCTTGTTCGTTGATACGCAGTAGCATCTTCAATAGCTTGAAGTCTTTTTTGTTCAGCTTTAACTTCAGCTACTGTAGGGGCACCTTCACTACTAGCTAAAGTAACAGCATCCCAAAGTAAATCTTTTGCATCTGTGCCTAGTAAAGAAACACCACCATTAGGTCTTAATGATATAGCTGCATCTGTTAAAAAAACTTTTCCATTATATTTAGACATTTAAATCTCTCTTTACGGATTATATATTTCTGTTATAGAAAATGTAATAGGCGAATTAACACCACTAGTTGACGATAGTGTTGATGATAAAAACTCTACTGTTCCTCCACCTGCTTCACTTCCAAAATAAGGAGTATAAGTTCTGGCATTTGTATTGCTTGCAGAAATAGGAATTATATAATGCATGTAATCAAAATCATTACTATCAAATTTTGTTTTTCTTGCTGACCAATGAACTCTAAGACGGCTACCATCTGAAGGTGGTTCTGATGCTATTGCACTATTAGTTACATCAAATATACGAGAATACATTAATGCGTTATTATTAGGACTACAAAACCAAGCAGATAATTCAGCATATAAAACGCTTGAAGCATGTTTAGGAGTAAAAGCTATTCTTAAACTTGTAGACATTTCAGTTAAATTTCCTGAAATACCTAATTGTGTGGTACTAGTTAAATTAACATATTGTCTTTGTACAACAGCACCTCTAGCTAAAGCCACACCAGTTACTGTCAAATCACCACCTATTGCAAAGTCACCTGATATACTACCACTAAAAGTACTAAATGTATCATAGACAATTACTTCAACAACATCATTCGCAGACATAGCCGATAGACCTGCAATTGTGTTAGAAGTTGTTGTGTTGTAATCCGTACCTGCTACAAGAGATACACCGTTAAGTGATACATCTACAAGCTCTCCGCTTGAAAATGTTAACGATTTGCTATTGTCATCTGAGCCAGATACAGACGTAGCACCTGCAGACACAGTGTAGTAGTATCGTGTCCTCTGAACTTCGTTTGGTGATTTACCAATATATGGCATAGCCTTACTCCTATTCGCTTATGGTATCTACAACAGAAACCCAAACATCTGCTGAACTTGCTGTATTACTTTTAACTTTAAGAGCATCACCACTTACCATCACAATTTTTGCTCCACCATCTAGTACTTGAAGAGAACTGCCTACAGGTATAGACGCATCTTTAACAATATGAATGTCATTTGATCCATCATTAATATATACCTCAACTGTAATTTGTGCAGTGTGTACATTAGCAATCGTAATACCAACTATAGCATCATCACTGTTTGCTGTTCGTAAGGTTGTTGCACCTGTACCAACTGCGTTTGCTGTATTTCGTTCAAAATCTTGTGCCATTTTTATCTCCTAAAGTGCTATTGCCATTGCTACTGCGAAACCTTTGCTTGCTGATGAACCACCTACATAAGTTTTAACAACAGACATATCGGTTCGTTTAATTGTACCTTCGTCACTAATTAATATTTCATCTGTATCAGCAATCCCACTTGCTAATTCTGTTTGTCCACTAATTACGTTGTCATTTAACATACCACTTTCAACAGCATCACTGCCTATAGTAACAGCACCACTACTTGCTATTGTTACATCACCACTAACAGCTACTTCTTGATAACTTGTTCCATCACCTACAAGTATTTTGCCACTGGTAACATCTGGCATTTTTAACAAACCACCAATTACTATGTCACCACTTGTTGTTACTGAAGTTATATTTGGACTTCCACCTGACCCTGCTAATGAAGCCATATCAGCAATAACAGAAGAAGTAGCAAGTAAATTTAAATCTTCAACGATTGCAGATGTAGCTAATGTATTTAAGTCACTTACAATATCGCTAGTAGCTAACGTATTTAAGTCGCTTACGATATCGCTCGTAGCTAAAGTATTTATATCAGAAACTATATCACTCGTTGCTAAAACATTTATGTCAGAGACTATATCAGATGTAGCAAGCGTATTTAAATCACTCACAATGTCGCTCGTTGCTAAGATATTTAAGTCTTCTACAATGGCAGAAGTTGCTAATGTGTTTAAATCACTAACAAAATCACTCGTAATTAAACTTGCTACTCCAGCTACACTACTTACATTTGAAGATATCCCTGCTACAGTAGACAAATTTGAAGACATACCAGCAACTGTAGTAACATTACCAGATATTCCTGCAACTGTATTAATATTTGCTGTGATGGCTGAGAGGGAATTAACATTTGCAATAGTTGGGCCTGCTTCCACTGCACCAGTGCTGGCATTAAAACCTAATACTGTTCCAAGTCTACTTGCTTTTAATGGCAACTCCATACTAACAGCAGTATCAGCGTCTGCTAAATGAATTGATCGTGTTACATTGTCATCAAGATCTGCTTGTATAGCTACAAATCTATCAAGCTCAGTATTTAGAGTTGATACTGTAAATGCACCTGATGTTGGAAAATCTGTAGTTCTATCTAATGCTATCTCTCTAGTAATAAGAACAGTTGATCCACCACTTGCACCAGTAACTGATATTGAAACTGTACCTGTAGAACCAGATCCACCTGACACGGTGTAATGAGTGGTGATTGTCTTCTTCGTACCGTCTACATATACATTTAAATCTGACTCAGAAAAAAATTGAAATGAAACTGTAAATGATGTTTGAGTTGCACCTTCTGAAACAGAATATGAAACTCTTGGTGTATTATCTGATGTGCTTATTGTCATAGCTTAATCCACATTCCTATCTATTGCGTTTGTAAATTCATAAACCTGTTGTTTCCACCATGGTATTCTGGCAAATGGTAATTGTCTTATTAAACCTTTAGCCGCATTTCCTCTGTCACCATTTATAAATTCTGCAACACCATCTGAATAATCTAATTTATGGTCAAAAGCAAGTTCAAAAGAATTTGAAGCAAAATCATAGAAATAACTTGGCCCTGCTCCAGACAAACCAACAACGCTTTCTAAGCCTTTATCTTTAGTATCATACTTAGGTTGTAAAAAACCACCAGTAATATCAGGCCCACCTACAGCTAAAGATGTATGCATAGCTTCATAAAACAATCCTGAATATAAAGAAGCTAATCCTGAATAATCAAAAGCTCTCATCATTTTATCTTGAGGATTCATATCATCCCAAATATAATCTGGAGTTCTAATTTTTTGACCAAGATAAGCTAAACTCATAGCTGTAATAACAGCAGTTGCTTTGCTTTTAGCTTGACCAGAAGCCGCCGCACTATTAACTTTACTAACTGCAGCTAAAGAATAACTATAGAATTGAAAAGGCAATCCAAGAAAACCATTCTCAATACGAATATACCCTGGCACTCTTGGATCATCCATAATAGCTTTCTTTGGAAAAAACATTCTAAACTTTTGAGGAAGATAAGCAACACCACTAACAAGTATAGGTTTATCAGCAGGTGTTCCCATCATAATAGTGTTCATAACATTATTAGCTAATGCAACACGAAAGCGTTTTGTTATAACAGGATCTGTCCACTCTTCTGTATTAGCATAATACATTCCTCTGTCATTCTTTTGAATAACACCATCATTAAATAACTCAGATATTTTATCTGCATCTCTTTTTTCTAAACCATAACGAGCTAAATAAGTAAGTTCATCTGCATCAGCCTTACCTTTAGAAACCTTTAACATAGTTTCTATAAGAGTATGTTGATTTGTAATACCTGTCCATTGTTTAAAAGCATTGGTTATAGGGCCAAGACCATTCAATATATAAAAAGAATCTTTTAATTTACCACCAATTCTATCCCATGCATTATCAGTAAAAGGATTTAAAGTTAATTCATCTACTAATCTCATTTGCACTGAGCCAAACACAGGTTCCAAAGCTTCACCAGAAAGCATGGTTTCACCTGCTGCTTTTTTTGAAATATCTTTTCTTTTTATAATAGCATCCAAACCAGTGAGCAAACCTCTAAAAGTATTACCAGCACCATTTTCAAAAATAATTTTAAAGGGTTCAGAAATTGCAGACAAACCAGCACTTCCAAGATAATTTAATTGAGCGACAGTTCTTAAAAAATTTGCAACTTTAAAACTTATTCGTGATGGTTCCTTTGCCATAGCACCAACAATCTGATCATATAAAGCAGTAAAATCTCTTTTACCTGCATTGATTTCATCTGTACTTCTACCTGCTAAAATTGAAGCCTCTTCCATTTCTCCTAGTAAAGTATCAAAAGTTCTTCCACCAAACTTAATATTAAACTCATAAGCTGGTGCTGTTCTTGCAATGTAAGCCGCCATTACTTGTATTGGATTCTGTTGAATAAAATCATAAACCAATTCATTTGGTATATCTATTCTTCTATGCTGAAGATGCTTAGAACGGCCCATACCATAATAAGCATTTGATGGATCAAGAATATCTTCTTGAGTCATTAGATCATCTACTAAATCATCTACCCATTTATCAATTTCATTTGGAGATAATGTTTTTTCTGTGTAAGAACCATCTAATTTTCTATCCACAACAAGTCTATTGTTTGGCTTACTATAATATTCTTTTAATATATTTTTAAACTTAGGCATATTCTTTTTAATAGCAGTTTTATTCCAATAACGAGGATGCATCTTAGCTTCATTCGTTGGTAGAATTTTTGTAGACTCAAAACTTTTTAATTGTTTTTCAATAAATCTAAATTCTTTTTGTATCTTAGGAATAATATCTTCTGTCAATAATCTTAAATACTTATAGTCTGCTGATGTAAGATCAAAGAAAGGTAACATTTTATTTCTGTCTTGCAAATCTTCTTTAATTTTTTTAATTTTAGATTTAACTTCTATAAACTTTTCCATTTCTCTTTGATTAAGACCTGCAAATCTACCAGAACCTTTGTATTGATTTTGTAATCTATCAAATTCTTTTTGTTTATTCCTTAAAGTTCTTTCTATATCTTCTCTTCTTTTTAGTTGTTTATTTTGTGTTTCTCTTAGCTTAGAAAGTTTTTCTTGAAACTCTTTAAGTTGATTTGCTCTTACAACTTGTAAACCTTCAAAGTATTTTTGGCTTCCAATCATACCAGTTTCTTTTAATCTAACTTCCCATTTGTCATAGAACTCATCTATAATTTTTACAGCCCTTGCTTCAACATCTGTTTCAGGTTTTATATTTTTAATACGATATTCATTTATGCGTGTTGTAAATTCTTCAAAAGTTATATCTTTTTTAAACTTTGTACCTAAAAATTTATTAGGTAGATAAGCTAATCTATTATTATTCTTAGCTACAGCATTAGAAAAATCATACTGTAATAAAGTAGTCGCACTTTTCTTTCCTTCTTCAGCCCATAGTTCTCTTAATCCTTTTATAGCTTTATGAACTTCTCCTTTGTAAACAGGTAAAGACATATGAACAGACTGACCCATACTAAATCCAAGCTTATGAGTATTAAGAATCATGCCACCATCTGCCGCAAGATTCATAACATTTACTTTAAAAATATTAGGCAGTTTACTATTTACAATTCTTTTTAACGGAGTTGAAACAGCCCTATTAAATGCAGAATCATTCCACCAGTTTTCATCTTGTTTGATTTGAATACCAAACTCTGAAGCTTCCATTAGCCTTAGATCTTTTTCATGCTTAACAGTATTAACAATGTCTTGTTTGTTATCAAGTTGTCTTTCAAATTTTCTTACTTCTTCTTCAAGCCTTGATATATTTGATCCATGTCTTTTACTTACATTTCTTCTTAATTGTTTTAATTTAAATTTCTCAACTTCAATAAGTCTAAATAAATTATTTAAATCTTCAAAATCTTCTTTACTCATACCTCCTGCTGACTTTCTTTTAAATACACCAACTCTATTTTTTAACTCATCTACATCAACTTCCTTACTTAAATTTTTTAATTCAGTATCAGCAATCTTTACTTTCTTTTGAGCTTTAACAGCATTGCTGTAAACATCTTTTGAAATTTGTAACATTTCTAAATCTTTAAAATTTTGTACTGTTTTTATTTTTATGTTTTTTAATGCTGAAATTTGTTTATTAAAGTTTCTTATTTTAGACTTAGCTAAACCACTACTTGTCATACCTCTTGATAACTTACCATCTGCCATACCTTCTCTTTGAAGTTTTATCAAAGCATTATAAAGCTCAGGATTTATTTCATTTTTTAATTTAGAAATTTTTGTAGTAGATAATATTAAGTTAATATTATTTTCTAAATCTGCTTTTACCACACGTTTAGGTGGTAGAAGATCATTAATTATATCTTCAATTTGTTGAATCTTTTGTGCTTTTAAATTTATTTCTTGTTCTAATGGTTTTAATTCTGGTATATTATTAAAGATAGATCTTTCGTTTTCTAATTTTGCTTTTGCATTATCTAAATAACCAATTTGTTTTTTTAATTGTGCCTGTTCTTTTTTAAGTGTATCAAAAACAGTTTCATCTTTCATATCAGCAAACATTCTTTCTTCTCTTGGAAGTCTACTATCATATTCTGGTTTACTTAAAATACCTTTATCAGCCATCTGTGTTTCAGCATCACGCTTTAAATCTTCTATAGCCTTTCTTTCTTTAGGTGTGTACTTAACAAAAGACAATGCTCCACCTAAAACAAAACCAGAAGCAAGGCCCATACCAATATTAAATGAAGCTTCACCTTCTTGATATGTAGGATCAAGAGGTGCCCTTATAGCTTCAGAAGCGGCAGACAAAGCACCAACACCTGCTGAAACTCTTAAAGCTGATCTAAAAAAACCAATAGATGGGCCACCTAAAGGAATAGGAATTAAATTAACAGGATCAAATATACCAGTAATAAGTTGTTTTGTTATAGAAGATCTATGTAATACTTCTCTTGCTTTATTAGAACGATCTATCTGATCTTTAAGTATAAACATATGACTAGGATTTGCAGAGTTTTCAATTAAGAATTTTTTATGTTCTTCATAACCAGTAAAGTCTTCTTCAAAAGGATTAAACTCTGGATCTCTAAATTGAAAACTAGCCTTATGATTATTTTTTAAATGATTTATAATTGGCAGATATGAGTAAGTCATCTGAGCTTTCCAAGTATTAAGCAAAGAAGGGCTAGCTGGAAATGAATCACTTGGTAATGTTAATGGACTTTGAGGTGAGTATAAACTTGTTGCCATATTATTATCTATCTATTTTGAAACTCTGAAATTTTTTCTTTTAATTCATTAGGAATTTCATCTGAATTATTTTTATTATTTATATAATCTTCTATCATTTTCCTTATACCTCCTTGCTTTAAAAACTCTCTAAATGCTCCAATTGGATTAGGTATAGTACTTACATAAGTAGATTCAGATTCATCTAGATCTTGTACTGATTCTTCTTTAATACGAAAAGGGCGTGTGCCAAACTCTTCAAACATTAATTCATTTATTTTTTCTTTTCTATTTAAAGTTGCTTTTGTATCTGCTTCTCCAAGTTCTAAAAAATCTGAATCTTCATTAACCTTAATAGACATTGGCGTAGCATCTAGATCTGATGATTTTTCTTTCACCATAAACTCTTCCAATGACCAAGCTAAATATTCTGGAATACCTGCGACTATTTCTGGGCCAGCATCTGGATTAACCCATTTCAAAACTTCTCTTGATTCAACATCTAAAGCTAAGAACATTGGGTTATCCCCTGTACTTGCTATTGTTAATAACTTAACAAGTTTATATCCTTCTTCTTTCTCAACTTTTTCTTTATCTAATGTATAAGTAAAATCACCATCAGTATTAGCCATACTTAATTCTTGTTCCATTTTACTAGTAGCATTATCTAACTCTTCAGAGGTTAAATAATTTAAACTACCTAACATTAACTTAGAGTCTTCACTTAAAAAATCTATTTGATATGGATGTGGTTCTTGATACCTTCTACGAAGAGCATTTTCTACAAAACCTTTCATATTTTTTAATTTTTCACTATCATCTTTATCTTCTCTTAAAACCATCATGCCATAATATTCAGTAATATCATTAATTTCTTCAACCATTTCATTTACTAAAAAAGGATTGTTTTCAGTTTCTGTTGAAAATACATCAATAATAATTTCTCTTATAAATTCTTCTGGATTTTTTTCTTCTTTATTGCCTCCACCTAATATTAATTTTAAAGATTTTTTATCCGCAGGTTTTGGAGGTTGACTAAGATAGATTAGTTTACGTTCAACTTGATTAACATCTAAACCGTCTGATTCACTTGTAAATGTTTCTAAACTCATTATTTCCATAAATGATTCTAGCTTTTTTCTATTTTCAGCATTTAAATTCAATCTACTATCTATAAAAAAATTAGTACGAATATATTTTCCATCTCTATCAACTACAGGTGTTTTATCAAAACCTTTTAGATTATTAAAAAGTGTAAGAGTTTGTTGAGGATTTAATTTACCATTAATTGCCTGTTCCAATAATTCTACATTTGAAGAACTTATTACAAAATTTTTAACAAACAATTCAAAATCATCATCTGTATATTCCTCAGTAAAAGATTTTTGTATTTGATTAAATGCTTTCTTAAAGTTGCCTCCTTCTCCAACTTGTCCAGCCACATTTTGTGCTGATGTTACATTTCCTCTTAAATAAGCATTACTTACAAAATCTGCCATTTTAGAATAGTTTTCAGATGTTTCTGTAGCTGAAAAAGAACTTGTTAAACCACGAAAGAGTGGTAAAGTTTGAACTTCACCACCATAACCACCTTCAATTGCTTCCTTGATTGCTTCAACACCTTCAACATTTTTTAATATATCTGGATCTTGTGTTGCTAAAGCTTTTGTTATTAAGCTAAACTTTTCTGGATTATCACGTACTTTTTTAAGATCTTGTCTTGCTTCAAATACTTGAATTTTAGAATCAACATAAGACTTAACACTGTCATCTTCTATTTCATTATATTTAATTGCTTGTAAAAATTGTTCAACAGTTTCACTTTTGTTAAATTCTAGATCTATATTGTCTATTGTATTTTGTAATTGTGCATTGTTATCTTTATTTCGGTTAAAAGAATTTTTGGATTGAACTGTTGCATCTAAAGTATCAAAGTCAGCCCTAAAAGAAGGTGGTCTATTCCCTAATAAAAGAGTTTGTGCTAATGAAGAGTGATCTTTTAATTCTTCTAATAATTCTTTATCAGTAAGTAATCCTATACCCCAATCTCTTCCAGCTTTTTGAACCAATAATCTTTCATCTGTTGGTAATCTAAGACTACCTCTTATAAACTCTCTTAATGAATAATTATGAAAAAATTCATCTATTTTTTTATTACTTCTTGCGTTACTTGCTGGTGTTAAATTACTATCTAATAAATCATTTTTAATATAATTAATATGCTCTGGAGATAAATTACCTGTTTCACTTATTAAGTTTGTAAACTTCTCTAATTCACTATTAATAAATTGTTCTCTTTGAAAGTCTTGTTCTGCAAATTCTCTGTTCGCTCTTTGCTCTCTTAAATGCAAAGCTGAATCAGCTACCTGTTGCTTTGCAGATTCTAATGCAAATGTTTTATACTCTCCTTCTGCACCCATCTCAGAAATATAAGCATCAATAGCATTGGAAGCTTGATCTCTAAATTTAACATTGCCATCTTTAACAAATAGATTATCAACTCTTATTTTATTAACTAAATTTTGAATATCTTTTTCAATTAAAGCGGCATGGTTTTTCTTTATAGTTTCAACATATAGAGCTTTTTGATTAGCTCCCATTCTTGCAAGAAGCTCAGGTGAAAGAAGTTTTGGAATACCATTTTCATATGCAAGATATTCTTCTTTAGATTTCATTACCATCTTTGCAGTTTCTTTTTTCATATCCTTGTCAACTTCTCTAACAAGAATTTTATTAGCATTATCAACTGCATTTATAATTTGCTGATTCTCTTCAGACTTAACATTTTGAAATCTAAAAGTACGAATACCTTGATTCATTCTTTCTGTTTTTTGTCTTATAACTCCAACCATTTTATGAGCCTTTAACTGATGTTGATGTTACTACAGGAACATCAGCATCTACATATTGTATTTGAGAAAGTTGATAAACACCTGATGTAAGCAAAGAAGCTGTTTGAATTTTACCTGCTCTTATAGCAGATTTCCCTCTTGCAATTTCTTGCAAAGTACTTCCCATAGATTGACCACCTGCTATAAGTTGATCAGAAAAACCACGATCAACATCTTTATAAGCAATAGTTTCTTCTGCTTCTTGAAATGCTTTTATTGAAGCGTCTGTACTTCTATTACCAAATGCAAATAAAGAGTTATTAACTTCCATAGCTTTATCTAGTTTTTCTAATCTTGCATTTGCATATTGTCTTGCCGCAACTTTGCTTTGTTCGTAATCTATATATGCTTGTTTAGCATTTTGTTTTGCCGCCTCTGCTGAAGCAGAAGCTTGATCTTTTGTTGCTTTTACTTGAACTGCTGTTCCAGCTACTGTAGCTAAAGCCGCTATTTCTGGGCCACACATTAGAAAGATACCTCCGCTATTAAACCATTTAATTGCATAGAAAGTGGGGCATCTTGAGTTACAGTTACCTGAGGATTTGTAGAATACCCTAACAATCTAAATTCTTTTTTACCTGTAAAAGTTTTATTACCAGTACTAAAATCATCTGTTGTATTACGAATAATAAACGTAGATCCATTTACAGACATAGATCCTGTTGTATTCATGTCAACAATAACTCTGCTTAAAGATCTAGGTTCACCTGTAAGTGGTCCATTTGATAACTGAATATCTATTGGATTTGTTTTTAATTCTACGGGAAAAGAAAATCCAACTTCTACTTTTCTATTTATATCTAAAGCTTGTATTGTTGAAGTTACAATCTTACTACTTGCCATTGTAAAATTACCTACATAAGCTGATTCAGATATTACATCAAGCTTTGCTCCATTAACATAATCAGATGAAACACCAGTAACTGTTGATGCAGAGCTTGTAACATAGTCACGACTTAAATCTAAATTCTTAGAAGAATCAAATCTCATTAAATATAATGTTCTTGTACCTGCTCCAGTATCATACCAAGCAGTAACATAAACACTTGTATCAACAACACAGATAGATTCAAAAATACCATTAGTTGTAAACTCAGTCCATCCAGCTTTTTGCTCTGAAGGATTAGAATTATAAACCCCAATAGTTCCATCACTATTTACTAAAAACAAATATGTTTCTGGTCTATCTAATGCACCTTGCAAGATTGCCATTTGATGTGGAGTTTTTATAAGATGAGAAGATAATGTAGAAATATTTTGAGAAACATATGCCGCTTGACGATCAGTAAATACATATTGAGATATTGCTTTACCAGATGCCTGACAATAAACAGTTGCACCATTTAAAATATGTGGACGAACAAAGTTTGCACCATAAGGTGTTTGTCTTCTTATCTGTGCATTTGTTGGTGTAATAGGTGCATTAGAAAATGCAGGAATATAAAACTCAGATGTTGATGTAAAGATTTGCAAGTCACGATTAGAAACAATATGACGAATAGTATTAATTTCACCTATACTTGCAGTTAATTCTATTGAGTCATCATCACCTGCTGTACCTACATCAAAATTAAAAAAGTCATTTGACTTACTTCCCCATATTGTATCTGGCTGTGATGTTGTTCCACCAAACCACAAACGACCTTCATGGAAAGCAACACAGGCTGGATAACCTCTAACTGGTGAATAAGACTGTTCAAAAAATTCTGTTGTTGCTCCATGAGTTGTAATCTTAGGCGCCCCACCTCCATCAATAGATGCATTAGCAGTACCACTTGCCGCATTAAATCTATATCTATTTGAATCTATAATAGCTGTTATTGTACGTGTGCCATTTATATTACCTGATGCTATACCTGCTATTGCCGCTGCTTCTGTAATAGCAATGTTATCGCCAACTCTCATTCCATGTTGTGCATGAGTTATTTCAATAGAAGCAGAACCTTCAATAGTTCTTAGAGCATTAATATCTAACTGTTGTTTTAATCCTCCTGTTGCTATTGTTCCACCAACAAGCTGTGCATTTGTAAATGATGTAATAAGTATTTCGCTTAAATGATAACGTAGTCTTGTACCTACATGATCTGATGTAAAGTAATCTGCACTTGCTGTAATATTTGCTGAACCAGCATCTGATTCATTTGGATCAATAGTTATTCCTGATGGATTAAATTGTCCATAAGGTTGGAATGTTAATGATGAATCTTCATTAGTAGCAAACGTAAATGTTTCTAATTGAAATGCAGTAAGACTTGTTCTTACTATTTTTCTTATCATAAAAGACTGATGAGCAAGAAACATTGTATCACCAGAGTTTGCATATGATATTTGATGAATAATAGAATCTGCAAAAGGAACAGCATCACCACTTGTATCGGCTGTTATTGTCTGAACTAAACTAACAGCATCTGTTGTACTTATTGAAAAGACTCTTATCTTTGCATTTTCTAACGACACTATGTATCTCTCGTCATCTGAGAAGATGAAAGGAATTATTCTTACGTGTTGCGTTCTATTCCTAGCTTCACTTACAACAGCTAAACGAGTTGCATCTGTACTTGTAATTGTTAATAATCCTGATGGATCTGGTGATGTTTCTGTTACTGTAATTACATTGGCTGACGGATTAGATACAGTAAATAAACTGTGATTGTTTATTGCTGTATAAAGATTATCTGCTGTTGTATTGTTATTTGTATTAGGCCTCCATCCTTGTGCATCAGAAGCAGAACTGCTACCTGCTGTTTCAGATGTAAACCTAACTTCTGTTCCAGATGAAGTTGTTAAAACAACTTGAGAACCTACAGCTATATTAGCATAGTCAGTAACTGTAATTGTACAAGCAGTTTTATTTAAAGTTGTATCATATGTGTAGATATGTTTTGTTCCAGATCTTTTAAGAACACCACCTTCAGCAAGTAAAAATAAATTCTCTAATCTTTGTGCAGAGTTATTATAAACTTCACTGTCAGTTCTAGCAATTGCTAATGGGCTTATCTCTCCAAATTGAAAGTTCTGTAAAGCAACTTTTGCTCTTTGCATTAACTTCTCCTATTTGTAATAAACCTAGAAGTAATGAGTTTGCGTGATGTTTGTTGCTGGGAATCTATACTTCTTGCCTTTGCCATTAATGCTGTAGCTTGCTGTTGCATTAATCCACCAAGAGTAGCATCTCTTACTAATGAAAATGCAAGAGGAACAGCTAATGCATATTGAACAGCAATACAAAAATAAGCAGGCCAATCTACTTCACTAGCTCTATATGTAAAATCAGCTACAACTGAATCTGCATCTGTTGTATCTGCATAAATTTTATCACCATAAATTTGGTAATCAATAACATTATCATTTACTGTAACAGCGTGAACCATTAATGTATCTGATGGTAGTTGATAAGCTTTATCGTATCGTCCAGTAGGTGCATCTGTTAATAAATTTAAAACAGCTTGGTTTGTTGAAAATCTCCAGCGTGCATTTACTAAAGCAGTTTGTGCAACATCTTCATAAAGATTTGATGTTATAAGTGACTCAGTAGTTCCATCACCAAAAGAAGTAATGGGTTCAGCACCAACTAGTATTAATGCTTTTGCCGCAATGTCTACTGCACTATTTGATACTGTACTTGTAACCATATTATTAAATGGGGGGCTATTAACCCCCCACTCCTTTAATCACCATCTGTTTCTGCAATTGCAGTACCATCTGATACGTCTACAACAGTACCAGTATTTGACAATACATTTACAAAACTAGTGGTTGGTGTGTTAGTATCTTTAACCATAATGACATCACGAACCTTTAACATATTTGCGGCATCATTAAAGTAACCAGCACTATTTACAGCGGCAATAGCATCAGTTGTTGAATATTGCCAAAAGTTACCAAGAGAATCTCCTTGCAGTCTTGATAAACCACTTGCTGAATAAGCCATATTTAATCCTCCTATGAATTATTATCAAGAAGCTCATAGATACCATTGTCATCTATAACAACAGAACCCATGCTCATCATTGAGGTTGCGAGGTGAGAAACTTTCTCAGGAACATAATTAAGTTCCGTACTAACATCTGCACCAACTCCTAAGCCAACAGCAGAAGTGTGGTAACATAAACTCTTACCTGCGGCTATCGCAGAGGTTGAGAATATATTGAAACCTAAAAATTGTTTCATTGTCATTCCACCTGCATATGGTAGGTTTTGTTCACCGACAAAATCACTAGAAGCAAATTCAGTAATAAGAAATAAATCAGCGAAACCTTTCGGATGCATAGCAATGTATCGTCCACCATCTTCTGGTAGATTCGCAGTGCCAAATGTTTCAAAGACAGAAAGCAAATCAGCTTTTCCAACAGCTGAACCTGTATCATGTATTTGAGTAGAGTTAGCACCTGCATCCATTGCAGTTACAAGAATCTCGTCAGTCTTACGGCCTAAAGCAGCGGCTGAAGACTTAGCTACAGCTTGACGTTCATCTATATTTGTTTTGAGTTCATCTAACTTATCAATGTACTCTGCGGCATAGAAGTCAGACATAGTGGCTTCTACTGTAGTATGAGCTAATTCCATTGGAGTTATCATACCATTCCTAGACTTTGTTGAAGCAGAACCAGTACCAATCTTTTGGAAACGAACAACGCTTCCTGCAACATTGCTTACTGTACGAACTGTGTTCCGTAGCTTTGATCCCATTCTCTGGTAAGCCATATGAACCTCAGATTCAAACTGCTTAATAAAGGCTGTGTCTATTGTATTTGCCATGAGCAAATCCCCTTTTATTAAGTTGCGTGGTATCTCTGGTTATCTGCTACTCACCTTAACACGATTATCCTAATGGGTCGCTTAGTGTATTACAGGCCTTGATGTTTCATTATAAATACTAGATTTAAATAAATTGCAACGATTAAATCTAAAAAAATCGTATCCATAATAATTTTCTATCTTTTCTTCAAAGTTAAAGCCACACCATTTTAACCAATGAATAGTCTTTTCGTGATCTACAGGTACAACATTTTCTATATATCTATACTCTCCTTGAAGAATATTAATGCATTCTTTAGCCCCTCTTAAAAAAACAATATAGTTTCTATCAATCTCTTTAGTACCTAACATCCATACAGAAGCAGTTGTTTCATCTTCTGGATAAGGATTAGTACCACACATAGCTACTGGTTTATTATTAATTAAGATTGTATATGTTTCATTAGGATTTTGAATAACAGCTTCCATCAAAGAAGAAAAAGGATCATGTCCAAATATAGCACACTCCCTTATATCTGGTAGCCTCATTCTCTGAGAGATAGGCATTACATCTGCAATTTTAGATCTAGCTAAAGATATATTTCTTAGTGATGCTATAATATCACGATTTATATAATTGTTTAAATCCATCTTCAACCTGCCTTACTACATCAGGATTACGTTTTGCAGTATTCCAATACTCTTCTGTTTTCATTAATTCTCTAAGTTGATCTTCATTTGTTTGATTAATTGTTCCTGATTGTGTGCTTACATTTACACCTTTGCTTTGTTCTTGTATATGTTCAAGAACTTTTATTCCATCAGCAGTAGAGGCAATCTGTTCTATTGCAGTATGAAGATCTTTTGGAAAATACTGATTAGCAAAGAGAGATGCAGAGTCAACTCTTATCTTAGCATTATCTCCTAGCTTTTTCATTTCTTCTTCTGGGTTAGGAAGAGTTTCACTTATTTGATTAAGGTACATCATAATGCCATCATTAAATTCATCTTGACCAAAACCATTTTCATATGAATGAGTTGACCACCATTCAAGAAGTTTATTATCTGAAACAGCACCCATATCTAATAAAGACTGAGCTTCGTTACTAATAATATAATCTCCTTTGCTTTCTGGCCTATCGGCATAAGCAATTTCTTCTTGTTCTTTCATAAACTTTTCTTTGTACTCTTCTTCTTTCTTACCCACCATACTTTCTAATTCACTATAGGATTTAGCTAAATCTTCTGCTTTAGTAAATTTTTCAGGCAACCATTCAGGTCTTTCTGCCTGTACAGCAGTATCTGTTGCTTGCTCTTCAATTGTTTCATGTGAAACATTTTCTTCTGTTGCAGGTGCTTCATTCTTTTCCATTACACTTGCTACTGTATTCTGTTCAACTTGCTCGTTCATTTTTTACTCCCCTTAGTTTAATTGTATCAGCGTGTTGGATTCTTCTATCAATAAGACCGACAAGATAACGCTGACCTTCTAAATGACGTAACTCTGCATCAGTAACATTAGGGCCATTAACGGCATCTATTGTTATACTTTTTAAATATTTAAATACTTCCTGTCCTAGTTCTGTTCTAAATAAAGAAGCCATGTTAACAGACATGCGAGCATCATCTGCTCTATTTCTTTGAAAGCCATCAATACCAATAAAGTTATTAGACACCTGCTACCTCTCTTACTAAATCTTCTCCTTGCATTTCTGGATTTGATCTTTGAGCCATCTGCTGTGCCATTTCAATAAGTTGCTTTCTTTGTTCTTCATCTCTTATTAATGTATCTGGAACACCAAACTTCTTAGCTAAAACTGTAGCAACCTCTTCACTATCTATAAGAAGATTTAATAATTGTGGGCCAAAGTTTGCTTGAATAAGTTCCATCCAACGTGCAATAGAAGTAATGTCTGCTTGTGATTGAGCTTGTGCAAGTGGAGAAACAGATCTTACTTTTATTTCTCTGCCATTAATTGTAGGCAAGTCAATACGTCCTTGCTTCTTTAATATATAAACAACTCTTTGCAATACAGGCTGTACAAGTTCTGCTTGCAATCTGCCAAATGCAGATCCAATACGTCTGGATAAATCAGCCATACGCTCTGCTATTTCAGTTGCAGATGCTGGTGTTCTATCTGGATTACCAAGCATATCATTATACAAAGCTCTCTTAATATTTAAACGCATATCTGAAAGAATAAGCTGGGCTACATCAAAAGAGCCTGCGGCTCTTATAGGCTGAAGCCCTGCACTATTAGGAGCTTTAGGTATAATAGTTCCTGGCATTAATGATATTGTATCTGGGTTAACAACACCATCATCATCCATTTGATAAATACCAGAGATAGCCATCTGTGCATTTTCAAGTATTAATTGTATTGTTAAGTTAGAAGTTTTAATTGCAGAGAGAGCGTTCATAAGTGGCCCTCTACCATATATCTCACCTGCACATTTAGACCAGCGAAAACAAATAAACGGATTAGAACCAACACCAGAAAACTCTTTATGATCAATAACACTTTTAGTTTGCTCATGCACAGTTGTTTGATAAAAAGCTTCTTCATTTTTCTTTGAATAATCTCTGCATACAATCTCAAGAACTTTTGTTTTAGAATCAGGACTTCTTGATATAGCGTCAGTAAGTTCTTTACTTAATTTAGCTTTAGGATATAAAACCATTATTTCAGAAAAACGAACTTCTCTTTCACGAAAAACATGATCTATCTTATCATCAGGGCCAGTATCAAGAACAACATCTGTTAATGGAATTGCAGAGAAATTAATAGGATGTAAAGCATTACCTTCTTCAACTCCTAGTATTCCTGTACCCACAGCCAAGTCCATAAAGGACTCATGTATTTCCTGACTAAAGTT